CATCGACATCGCCCTCGATCTCGAAGCCGAGATGCAGGCAGTCATCAACCAGAACATCGCGCCCGAGATCTTCCTCGGCCGCGCGAATGTCACCGGCACGGTGTCGGCGTTCGTGGAAGATTTCGCGCTGTTCAACGCCTTCTTGAACGAGAGCGAGCTTCAGTTGATCGTGCGGGTTGACAGCGGCTCGGCGGCGAATGCCGACGCCATCTGCATCTACCTCCCTCGCGTCAAGCTCGGCGGCGCGGACATGCCGCTGTCCGGCGCGAACGGCCAGACGATCTCGCTGCCGTTCCAGGCGCTGCGCTACACCGGCAGCGCCGCCGGCAGAGACACGACCACCATTCGCATCCACGACACGGCGGCCTGAGCATGTCTCGTTTCTCTGGTCTCGGCGCGTCGGTGGACAAGCCGACTCGCTGCTATCTCTCGATCCCCGTCGCTGGTCGTCCGCCGCTGCTGTCGCGCGTTGGCGATTCGGCGTACATCGACTGCCTGTCGCTCGACAGCCGCGAGGCTGGCGCGCAGCGTCGCGCATCCGCCATCGCGCGCCTCGACCGTCGCGCGGCGAAACTGACCGCTGACGACATCGAGGCCGAGCAGGTCGCGATGCTGGTGGCGCTCATCACCGGCTGGCGGCTGTACTCGCTGACCGGCGATCCGCTCGACGTCGAGTGCGATGAAGCCGCGAAGCGGGAACTGATGAGCGATCCGACCTTCGCTTGGGTCCGGCGACAGGTCGAGGAGCATATCGGCGACCTGGGAAACTGGTTGAGCGCGACGGCGACCTGATCGCCTTCGCGCGTCACCGTTTCGACCTGGATCTGCCGCGCAAGGGCGGGCGCAAGCGCGACCACCTGGAGAGTGTCGCGCGGCAGCTAGGACGCCGCCCTGCGGGCCTCGACGGGCCACCACTGCCCGCGTGGGGCGAGCACCTATGGTCAACGTGGCTGGATCTCCACCAGGGTCGCCGCGTCGGCTTCAACGGTGTTGAGCCGCTGTCCTGGGCTGATCTCGATGCATGGTCGAGGCTGACCGGCGCGGAGATGCGGCCTGACGAGGTGGCGCTTCTGATGCGGATAGATCGCGAGTTCTTCGCCGTGCGCGGCGAGATCGAGGGGAAGAAATGATCAACGCGCCGAAGGAATCGATCCTCAAGGCTGGCCTCGACGCGAGCGAATACACGCGCGGCGCGCAGGAGATTGACCGGGCGAACACCGAGATCCTGGCGAGCAGCGGCAGGGTCGAGCAGTCTCAGGAGAAGATGACCCGCTCGCTGGTCTCGTCTTCGTCCAGCATGGATCGCCTCCAGGCATCGCTCGACAAGGGCTTCGCCTCGCAGCTGCGTTACGAGCAGATCGTGGATCGCGTCAACTCCGCGATGGAGCGCGGGCGCATCTCGCAGGAGCGCGGCGCGCAGATCATCAGCCTTGCCCAGCAGCGGTACATGGCCGCCGCGACGGCGACTGCGGCGATGGGGGCGGCGACTTCGGCGGCTTCGACATCGAGCAGACAATTTGGCTTCGTCGCGCAGCAGTCAGGCTATCAGCTTGGCGACTTCGCCGTTCAGGTCGCGAGCGGCCAGTCCGCAATGGTTGCTTTCATTCAGCAAGGTTCACAGTTCCTCGGCATCTTCGGGGCATTCGGCGCAGTCGCTGGCGCGGCGCTGGCCATCGGCGGCGGCATCTACATGATGTTCTCGCGCATGGCGGAAAACGCGAAGGCCGCGACCGATGAAGTCTCTTCCCTGACGGAAGAGATCAAGCGCATGAACGAGGAGAGCGCGAAACGCGGAAGAGGACAGACCGGCATTCGCGCGAATGTGCGGCTTGAGGGCTTGATGGCCGAGCGCAATCGCCTGTCCAGCATGATGACTACAGGCGGCGGCGCAGCGGCGTCGAGCGAGATGTCAGGAATAGTCGAGGCTCAAGCGGCGGCAAACGTCGCGGCCATTCAGTCGCAGATCGACGCCATCAATAAGCTGATCCGAGAACATGATCGGCTCGTTGAGGAACAAGAGCAAGTGGACATGAGCACCGCCAACTTGAAGCGAAGCGGCGAGGAGTTCGAGGAGCAGAAGAAGCGCGAGGCCGAGGCCGTCCGCGACGCCGCTCGCGCGCAGGAAGAAGCCGAACGCGCGCGCCAGCGGTTCCTATCCGATGTCATGTCCCTAGAAAACACCCTCGACCCGCTGACCGCCGCGACCCGCCGCTGGGCCGACCAACAGGCGCTTCTGGCCCAGGCGCTCGATGCCGCGATCATCAGCCAGGAGCGGTACAACGAACTGGTCGCGATGTCGGACGAGGCGTTCCGCAAGGCCACCGAGAAGCAGACCGAATACCTGACCGGCATCGAGAAGCAGTCGCGCGAAAACGAGAACCTTGCGCGCGATCTCGGCTTCACGTTCCAGTCCGCTTTCGAGGACGCCATCCTGCGCGGTGAGAAGCTGCGCGGCGTGCTGGCCGGGATTGCGCAGGATCTGGCGCGCATCGTGATGCGACAGACGGTGACGACGCCGCTGGCATCGATGCTGATGGGTGGGCTCTCCAGCGCCTTCGGCGGGCTGTTCGGCGGATCCAGCCTCGGCGACATTCGCGGGCCGGGCGGATCGACCAGCATTCCGTTCGGCGGGCCTCGCGCTCTCGGCGGTCCGGTCGAGACGGGCAGCGCCTATCTGGTCGGGGAGCAGGGGCCGGAACTGTTCATGCCCGGTCAGTCGGGCCGCATCATCCCGAACGGACAGACCGGCGGCACCGTGGTCAACCAGACCATCAACATCTCGGTCGGCGTCGCCCAGACCGTCCGCGCGGAGATCGCCGCGCTCATGCCTGCGATCAAGCGCCAGACCGTCGATGCGGTGGCGGACGCCAGAATGCGTGGCGGCACGTTCGCGGCGGCGATGGGGACCTGAGACATGGCTATCTCCTATCCGATCACCCTCCCGACATCCGGCGGCTACGCGCGCGTCGAGCTTCGCATGTCGAACGTCGTCGGCGTCTCGACGTCGCCGTTCACCCTCCAGCAGCAGCTGGTCCGACACCAGGGCGCGCGGTGGGAAGCGGACATCACCGTTGCCGAAATGGAGCGTCCCGCCGCCGAGGAATGGATCGCCGCGCTAGCCTCGTTGCGCGGGGCCTGGGGCACGTTCCGGCTGGCCGATCCTGGCGGCGCGACGCCGCGTGGCACATGGGCCGGAACGCCTCTGGTCAAGGGCGCGGGCCAGACCGGCGAGACGCTGCTGGTCGATGGGTTCTCGGCGGGCGCGACGGTCAAAGCGGGCGACTACCTCCAGATCGGTGATCGGCTCTACAAGGTGCTGGTGGACGCCACCGAGAGCAGCGGCGAAATCACGCTCGACATCTGGCCGCGTCTGCGCGAGAGCCCGGCGGATAACGCCGTCGTGACGACGAGCGCCGCCAAGGGCTTGTTCCGCCTCGCGTCGAACACGCAGGGCTGGGCGCTACAGGGCTCGGGGCTGCGCTACACGCTAGCCTTCGGCGCGGTGGAGGCTATCTGATGTCCCGCGACCTCACCGCTGGCGTCATCACGCAGCTTCAGGCCGCGTCCGTCGAGGTCGGCCTTCTGTTCGAGGGCGAGTTCGCCTCGGGCTGGGTCAGGCTCTGGAGTGGCATCGGGAGCCTGTCATGGGACGGGAAGACGTGGTCCGGTGTCGGCACGCTGCTCGGCATCTCGGCCATCGACGAAACGAACGAGGTCAGAGCCTCGGGCCTCACGGTCTCGCTGTCCGGCATCCCGTCCGACCTGCTCGCCGCCGCCCTCGGTGACGCGCGGTCGGGCAAGACCGGCCGCGTCTATCTCGCGTTCTTCTCCGGCGGCGCAGTCGTGGCGGACCCGGTGCTACAGTTCGAGGGTCGCCTCGATGTCCCTGCCATCGAGGACGGTCCAACCACGGCCACAATCTCGATCAGCTACGAAAGCGAGTTGATCGATCTGGAAAGGCCCCGCGAACGGCGCTATACTCCAGAAGATCAATCTATCGATTACCCCGGAGACCTCGGGTTCGACTACGTCGCCGCGCTACAGGACGCGCAGATAACGTGGGGCCGTTGATGCTGACCCGCCGAGAGGACTGGCCTAGCAGGCTCGCCGCCGCGCTTGAGGCGGCGCGCGACAAGCCCTTCCAATGGGGCGTTCACGACTGCGGCCTGTTCGCCGCAGATTGCGTCCTGGCGATGACCGACGTTGACCCGGCGGCGATGTATCGCGGCCAGTACACCGACGAAGCCGGGGCAGTCGAGACCATGTATCTGCTGTCGAACGGCGGGCTGCGGGCGGCGTGGACGCGCGCGCTCGGCCCGGCGATGAACAATGTCAGGATGGCCAGGCGCGGCGATGTGGCGCTTGTCGAGATCGGCGGCGTGGAGGCGGCGGGCATCGTGGCCGGGTCGCGTGTAGCCTGCACGACCGAGGGCGGGCTCGTCATGGTGCCCGCGCATCGGATCGTCGCTGCATGGGCGGTCGGCCATGCCTGACATCGGCCTGATCGTCGTCACTGCGCTCGGCGCGACTGGCACCGCCGCAACTGTCGGCGCGTTCGCGGTCAACGCAGTCATCGCGATCTCGATTTCGGCCGTTGCGGGCTCGATCTTCCGTCCGAAGCTTCCGAAACTCTCCGACCCCTTTGCCGGCGCTCAACGCACCCAGACCGTGCGCGAGCCGATCACGCCGTGGCGCGTGATCTATGGTCAGGTGCGGACAGGTGGCGCGATCACGTTCCTGCACACCACCGACAACAATTCCAAGCTGCACCTGATCATCACGCTGGCCGGTCATGAGTGCGAAGAGATCGGCGACATATATTTCGACGACGAGATCGTGCCGCTGGACGGCGCGGGCGAAGCCACGGGCAAATATGCCGGATATGTCCGCGTCCAGAAGAAGCTCGGCACTGACACGCAGACGGCTTTCGCCGACCTCATCACCGAGGCGTCCGACAAGTGGACCGCCGACCACCGGCAGCGTGGGCGCGCGTGCGTGTACGTCCGATTGACCCACAATTCCGACCTGTTCGCGTCCGGCATCCCGAACATCACGGCGGTGATCAAGGGCAAGAAAATCTACGACCCTCGCACATCCACGACCGCGTGGAGCGCGAACGCGGCGCTCTGCTTGGCCGACTACTTGACCGACCCGATACGCGGCCTGGGCGTGGACTACGCCACGCGCATCGATGAGACGGACCTGATCGCCGCCGCCAATGTCTGCGACGAGAACGTGACGCTGGCGGCGGGCGGCACCGAAGACCGATACACGATGAACGGTACGTTCGACACCTCGCAGCGCCCGCGTGACATCATCGCCTCGATGACCGGCGCGATGGCTGGCCGCGCGTCGCTGGTCGGTGGGACATGGTCGATCTTTGCTGGCGCGTACACCGCGCCAACCATCACGCTGACCGAGGCCGATCTGCGCGGGCCGATCCGCGTGTCGTCGCGCTTGAGCCGCCGGGATCTGGCGAACGGGGTCAAGGGCACCTTCGTCTCGCCCGACAACAAATGGCAGGCGTCGGATTTCCCGCCGGTCTCGAGTTCGACCGCGGTCACCGACGACGGCGGCGAGCGGCTCTGGCGCGATATCGATCTGCCGTTCACGACCTCGGCGGCGACAGCGCAGCGTCTCGCGCGCATCGAGCTGCGCCGCGCGCGGCAGCAGATCAGCGTGCAGCTGGCGGCGAAGTTGACGGCGTATCGGCTCGTTCCTGGCGATGTCGTCGGCATCACGAACACGCGCATGGGCTGGACGGCGAAGGCATTTGAGGTCACCGGCCTGCGCTTCGTGGCCGATGGCGACGGCAGCCTCGGCGTCGATCTCGACCTGCGAGAGATCGCGTCCACCGTGTACGACTGGACCGCCGGCACCGACGAGGTCGATATCGATCCTGCGCCGGATACCGACCTCCCCAATCCCTTCAGCGTCAGCGCGCCGTCGTCGCTGGTCCTGGCGTCCGGCGACGCCGAGATCCTGCAGCTGGCCGAGGGCTCGGTCCTGTCGCGCATCAAGGCGACCTGGACCGCGCCATCGGACGCGCGCGTGGCGCAGTACGAACTCGCATGGAAAAAGAGCGCCGAGGCAACATGGGATAGCGTGTTGTCGTCGGCGTCGGTCTCGGTCGGCTACATCGCGCCGGTCGAGGACAGCACCGCCTACGATGTGCGGGTCCGCTCGATCTCGGGCCTCGGCGTGGTGTCGGGCTGGGTGACCGTTACGGGCCATGTTGTCGAGGGCAAGTCCGCGCCTCCACCTCGCCCCGACACGTTCCAGGTCGCGCGCATAGCGGATGGCACGCGGCGCTTCACTTGGAGCCTCGCCACCGTCCCGGCGGATGTCCGCAGCGGCGGCGGCTACCGCATCCGATACAAGACCACCTCGACGACCGACTGGTCCTCGATGACGGCGCTGCATGAAGGGCTGCTCATCTCGTCGCCATACGAGACCGCCGATCTAGCCTCGGGGACGTACTGGTTCGCGATCAAGACCGTGGACAGCAGCGGGAACGAAAGCACCGATGCGCGCTTCATCGCGTCTGCGGTGCTTGGCGATCCGCCGCTGCGAGATGTCCTGCTCCAGCGGATCGAGCAGTCGCTGTCATGGCCCGGCACGAAGACCTCGTGCTTCTTGGACGCCGACAACGCGCTGCACGCTACGAGCAGCCAGAACTGGTCGAACCTCCCGAGTGCGTGGTCGAGCCTGCCCGCGACTTGGGACAACATCCTGACCAACAACAGCCCCCTTCGCTACGAGACGCCGGTGCTCGACCTCGGGGCCGATGTGACGTTCACTCCGCTGGTCACCGCCATCGCCAACGGCACCGTCACGCTGGAGATGAAGACCGGCACGACCGCCGATGGCACCGTCACCGGCTCGTGGGTTGCGCTCGCGTTGTCCGAGGGCAAGCGTTACGTTCAGATCCGCGCCTCGGTGTCTGACACGACGCCGGTTCTGTCCGGCCTGACCACGATCATCTCGTCGTCAAGCTACACCGACACCTATGAGGACGTGAACACGGCGACCGAGACGGCGTCGTGGTTCTCGTCGGTTGCGGCGGGGCACTTCAAGATCGGGGCGAGGGGCCAGCTGGCGGCGATCTCGACCGCGCGTATCCTCGCGTTGCAGAACGTCGGCGCTGGCTGGTCGTGGGAATTGATCTCGAAAACGCAGACGGTGAGCGGCGAGCCTGCGGCTGAATTCAAGATCT